AAGGCAGAGAAAAGAGCTGATTTTTTAAAGATGGCGACCACGGTTAGTGTTTTTATAGCAGCACTTGCTCTTTTAGTTAATTTAACATTTTCTGTGATTGGATTTTATCAGAGGAAATACCTCAAGACAGAAGTTGATCAAATTGAAAAAATAGATACTTTAAAAGTAAGGTAATGGAAGATAAAAAGGAAGAAAAAAAGACCATTGATCTTCATGCTTTAGCAAATGAGATCGTGGGTAGAGCATACTTAGCTTCCCGCATGGGTTTACAATATGGTGGTGACCGTGACTTATATCAAGCTCTTGGTTATCCGGTAGAATTAACCTACAATGACTTTTTAGGACGTTATGGAAGACAAGATATTGCTAAAGCTATTATAGATCGTCCAGTGAAAGCTACTTGGCAGGGAAAATTAGAATTGGTTGAACCGGAAGTAGCAGATGATACAGAACTTGAAGAAGCTTGGGAAAAATTGGATAAAAAGCTTGGGATTAAGTCTAAGCTCACCCGATTAGATAAATTGGCTAATATTGGGGAGTATGCTATTCTTTTGCTTGGATTTAATGACGTTTCTTCCCCTGATGGTTTTAATAAGCCTATAACAACTTCAGCTAAGAAATTGGTATATATAAAACCATTTGGACAAGGTTCTGCTCCTATCATGGAGTATGAAAGTAATACTAAGAATCCCAGGTATGGTTTACCAAAGTTTTATTCTATTAATGTAACAGATATGGCCAGTGGTAAAGCTGTTACTGTAAACGTTCATTATAGTAGAGTACTTCATGTAACACCAGACCCATTAGAATCGGATGTAAAAGGAACACCTGCCTTAATGGCTGTGTTTAACCGATTGATGGATATGGATAAAGTTGTAGGAGGGGATGCTGAAATGTTTTGGCGTGGTGCTCGTCCAGGTTATCAAGGTAAAGTGGACAAGGATTATGCTATGACGGAAGCTACAAAGAAAGATTTGAAAGAACAGGTAACAGAGTATGAAAATAATCTTCGGAGAATATTTGTTAATGAGGGTGTTGATCTTGAAGCCCTTGCTCAACAAATAGCTGATCCAACCAATCATGTGGATGTTATTTTAACTCTTATATCTGCCGTTACTGGAATACCTAAAAGGATATTGAGTGGAAGTGAAAGGGGGGAATTATCCAGTGCTCAGGATAGTACGGAGTGGAAAGATTACATTAAATCTCGCAGGGAAGATTTTGCAGAATGTTACATTGTTAGACCATTAGTTGATCGTTTAATAGAATTAAGTGTGCTTCCTTTACCTACTTCAGGGGAAGCAGATGAATATGTGGTTAAATGGTCTGATCTTTATGCTATGAGTGAAAAGGCTATGGTTGAAGTTGGTAAAGGAAGAGCCAATGCATTGAGAGAATATACATACAATCCAATAGCTCTTGAATTGGTTCCACCGAATGCTTTCTTGGAATATTTCTTAGGACTTACCAAAGAACAGATTACATTGATAATGAAGATGAGGGATGAAGTAATTTCAGAAGAGGAATTGAGCAAGACCATTATTGATGAAGTAAAGGCTAAAAGTCAAAAGACAGGATTTGGACAAGGGCAAACCGGAAATCCTACTGGAAGTAACACACCATTAAAAAGAGGAGTGAAGAAATGAATGATGTAGCAGTATATACAGAAGCATTTCGTCAGAATTATGATCCAACACATACTACTGTGTTACGGAATGCTTTTGCACGTGATGCTAAGAAAAGATTCAAGGAATTAGCCAATGTCATAAAGATTGGGGTGGATGATAGAGATTGTTTTGGTTTGAAGAAACCTATGTTACAAGAACATCAAATGACTCCCCCGAATAAGGAAGCGTTTGATTATATTCGTAGCCAGGAGAAATTATCAAAGTTTATGGAATGGTTACAAAAGCAAATTGACGCTGGAATACTTACGGTAAAGGATTTAAGTCAGATTGGAACTGGGGTAGAAGCTTTATGGACAAATAAATATCTGTTTGATTCATATAAAAGAGGTGTTTTGAGAGCCAGATACGAATTATTGTTAGCTGGATATAAGATTCCATCTTTGGAAGAGTCAGGAGGCATTATGAGTGTGTTAGGACTTCCAATGCATATAGATCGGATAGGACTAATATACACCAGAGTGTATTCAGACTTAAAAGGTATTACCGGAGCAATGGATACTTTGATAAGTAGAATATTGGCACAAGGTATAGCAGATGGGGATAGTCCACGATTACTGGCTAAGAAATTAGTAGCAGCAATAGACGGTGAAAACGTGGGTAGTTTAGGACTTACAGATACTTTGGGTAGAACTATTCCGGCAATAAGAAGAGCTGAAATATTGGCTCGTACAGAGATAATTCGGGCACATCACTTAGCTACCATTCAGGAATATCGTAATTGGGGCTTGGTAGGGGTAAAAGTAAAAGCAGAATGGGTTACAGCAGGGGATGATAGAGTATGTGAAAAATGTTCAGCGTTACAAGGGAAAGTATTTACATTGGATGAAATAGAACCAATGATTCCATTACATCCGCAGTGCCGTTGCATATCAATACCGTTTGTAGTAGAAAATTAAAGATAGGAGGAATATATGGAAACAAATAACCAAGTTACCAAAAAAACAATGTTTCATATTAATATTGAAGCCATTGATTATAAAGTTACCAGACGGAAACTTCATGGTAAGGAGTATATGATTATTCCTGTCACTATGATGGTAGAAGGTGTTCATAGAGGAAATCATGGGGCAGTGTTTCATTCTATATCAGAATTGGGGAAAATCCCTCAAGTATGGAATGGAATACCAATAGTAGTTAATCATCCAGAGAAGGATGGTTTAGCTGTATCTGCTAATAGTCCGGAAGTTCTTGAAGAGTTTGAAGTTGGTAAGGTTTTTAATACTACTGTGGAAGATATGAAGTTAAAAGCTTTTGCTTGGATAGAAGATTTAAGACTTCAAGAAATTAGCCCAGAAGCTTATGAACAAATAAATGAAGGAAAACCTGTAGAGGTTAGTGTAGGAGTTTTTACGGACAATGATGAGCAGGAGGGGGAGTGGAATGGGGAAACATATGTTGCCGTAGCAAAGAATCATAGACCAGATCATCTTGCTATTTTACCTAATGCAAAAGGGGCTTGTTCTTTAGAGGATGGGTGTGGGCTTGGTATAAATCAAGCTCAGTATCTTGATTTAAGGAAAAAGGGATTCCGTATTGAAACAATAGGGGATTATGCAAAAACAGGGTATAAGGAGAAAATGGATGCTGTGTATGGTGCTTTGAGAGATAAAGATAAAGAAGGTGTTTATCATTATCTTGAAGAGATGTATGATGATTCTTTAATATTTAGTAAGAGTACCAAAAGTGGTACCACAATGTATAAACAGGGGTACTCGTTTGAAAGCGGGAAAATCGAATTGAGTGGCAATCCTGTTGAAGTCCATCGTAAGGTGGAATATGTTACCAATCTTAGTATTAATAATTTTAAAAAGGAGGACACAATGAGTAAAAATGAATGTCCCAAATGCGCTGAGAAAGTGAATGCTCTGATTCTTAATAAAGAGTCAGGATTTGCTGAAGGTGATAGGGAATGGCTTAGCACTCTGACAGAACCTCAACTGGATAAGGTCGCTCCAAAGGTGATTGAGAAAGTGGTTGAGAAAACTGTCGAAGTGGAAGTGAACAAGCTCACTGACGCTCAGAAAGCTGCACTTGCCTATGGTGAGAAGCAACTGAAAGAAAGACGTGAGAAGATGATCAAAGGGATTCAGGCTAATACTGACAAAGTTTGGGCTGATGAGAAACTTGCTAAAATGGATGAAGAAACTCTTGAGAGTATCTATAAATCCGTTGTGAGAGAAGAAATAACTGACTATTCACTTAGTGGAGGTGGACAAAATCTTCAGGATAATGTTGGAGAAGTTGAGCCTATGCTGTCCGGTGGTATGTCAGATGAACCTAAAAAATAAGGAGGATACAAAATGGCTTTTGAAACTATTAAAATCAAAAAGTATCTGGATATTGTTATTGAGAAAGCTGCGGCTGCTGCAATAACACCAGGTATGACGCTAGAGCTTGTTGCAGCCGGTACAGTACAAAAACATGCTACTGCTGGTGCAATATGGGCTGGTCTCATTGCTCTTGAAGATGCTGTTCAGGGTAAAGGGATAGATGATAACTACGTTGCCGGAGACAAAGTTCAGGTATGGGTTGCTTGTAGAGGGGAAGTAGTAAATATGCTACTTGACGATGAGCAAACTATTGTAATCGGTGATTTTCTGGAACTTGGCTCTTCGGGAAGAGTTCGTAAATACAATAGTGGTGTAAGAATTGGAGTAGCTGTAGAAGCAAAAGACCTTTCCACTTTTCCGGAAGGATCAGAATCAAGTGCTGCTGGGGCTTATTTTAACCCACGTCTCAAAGTCCAAATTATCTAATAAAAAAGGAGGAAAATAATATGGAACTAAATGTTGATTTATTAGGTGGCGGACAGGCACAGGGAAATGTAGCTAATTATTTCGCCAGTAATGGTAGGCTCGATGTACATGGGATGCGCCCATTCTTTGATCCTAAAACAAGGAAGTCTTATATTTCTGTATTCAAAGGGGGTGACCCAAAAGATGTAAAGAATTATGGAGTTCTTCCGTTGAACACTAATGCTACTCTCCGTAGGGATGAGTGGAAAAAACTTGATGAAGCTGTTATGCAGGTAGGTCGTTTCCGGCTTGGCGGTGTACAGGATTTGGTTAGCAAAGGACTTACTTATGATCTCGGAAATGCTATGGGAACCACCGTTCTGGAATGGCATGACGTAAGTGATCCAATGGAGGCTGATGTAACGATGGATGGTGTTACCAGAAGTAATGGTGACCGTCCGAAGTATCAGCACAACTATATGCCTCTTCCTATCATTCATGTTGATTATGAGATAAACCTTCGTGAACTCTCTGCCAGCAGGAATATGGGTAATCCTATTGATACTACCGCAGCTGAATCTGCTGCTCGTAGGATTGTAGAGAAAATTGAGGCTATGTTGTTTACCAATATTACCTACGCATTCGGTGAAAAAGATGCTCGTGGTCGTAACTCTATTTACAGTTACATTAATCATCCTGATCGTATTCCGATGTCTATTGCCGGTGCTCACTGGGACGATTTGGTATCAACCATTGGTCTTACCATTTTGAATCAGGTATTGGTAGCAAAATCAGCCAGTATAGCTAAGTATCATTATGGACCATGGATGCTTTACATACCTCAGAATTTCGAGATTGTAATTGATAAAGATTATGATACTACAACTCCTGGGACAACTATCCGTGAAAGACTGATGAAAATTGAAGGACTGCAGGGAATTAAAGTAATTGATACCCTTCCGGCAGATAATGCTGTATTGGTTGAGATGCTTCCATCCACAGTTCGTCTGGTTCGTGGTCTTGGTATTCAGAACGTTGAATGGAGTACTGAAGGTAACTTCGTTACCAAATTCAAAGTTCTTACCATTCAGGTTCCACAGATTCGTTCAGATATGAATAAGAAGTGCGGTATCGTACATCTTGCATAAATTTTTAATATTTTGACTAATCAAGTCATAATTTTTAATACATAAAATCATGGTAGTAAGAAGAACAGCAACAATTAAAAAACAACCTAAAGAGGATAAACCAGAAGAGGTTGTAGAACCTGTTGAAGAAAATGTTGATCAGGAACTTGTTCCTGATAATCCACCGGAAGAGGTAACACCGGAAGTTGAGGAAACAATTAAGGAGGAGAAAGTTGAAGAGGCAAAACCAGAAGTTGAAGAGAAAGTTAAGCCTTTGTTTAATTTTAATGAGCCGGAAAAGTTTCGTTGGAAGGTAAATAATGAAGCTGGGTTTCATGGTACTTTGGCTGGTAAGCCTCATATTTATAAACCTGGGGAAATTTTTATTGCCACAGAAGAAGAAGTTCCAATAGCTTTCAGGGATATCATTATAAAAGTGGATATACTGTCAATTCAGGCTCAGGAAAAGCCTATTCCAGGATTCGTAGGGGCATGGGAATTGAAAGAGAGTGAAACAGTGAAGGGGGATTGGTTTGTTGTTAATGGTAAAGGAAAATCCATTAATGAAAAACCGCTTTCCAAAGAGAAGGCTGAGTTGATGCTAAAAGACATGATGGCATGAGTTGGAAAGTTCCCCGTATGTGGGAGGGAGAGGACGTATGGATCATAGGGGGTGGATCAAGTGTTGCTGAACAATTTGAAATACCTTATGAAGTAGTTCAGAGTGTAAAGAACAGAACATCCCCTATGAGCGTCTATTCCGACTACATGAAAGCAATTCATAATAAGCATGTGATAGCTATTAATGTTGCTTACAAGATTGGGGATTGGATAGATATGGTATTTTGGGGTGACGTTAATTTTTGGCTTTGGTATCAAAATGAAATTTGTAATTGGTTAGGATTAAAGGTAACTTGTCATCATACAGCTGCTAATCAACGTTGGGTTAAGTTCATTGAAAAGGATAAAGAACATCCATGGGGAATAAGTACCAGACCGGATAGGGTGAGTTGGAATACTAATTCAGGTACAGCAGCCATTAGTGTAGCAGCGTGGGCAGGAGCAGCGAGAATATTTTTGTTAGGATTTGATATGAATTTAGGAGTGGATAAGAAAATGCATTTTCACGATGTTTATCAAAGAGGAAAGATAGAAGAGGAAAAAGATGTTATGAAATGGGTTTCCGTATTTGAAAGACAACTTCGTGGCTTTGCTTTTGTAAAACAAGATGCTCAGAAGATGGGGATTGAAATAATTAATGTAAATCCTAAAAGTGCAATAACAGAATTTCCAAGAGTAGCTTTAAGTAATATACTATGAACATAATTAAAATATTTGGGGGATTAGGTAATCAGATGTTTCAATACGCTTTTGGAAAGGGTATGGAAGCAAATGTTGCTTATGATACTTCGTGGTCAGATAAACCTCATGATCCACCTAGACCTTACGGATTAAATAAATTTCGTTTAGGGGGGATAACAATGGTAAATGCAAACAGTGGTTTACCGATAATACATGAAACCGATTTATACCGATATAATTCAGAGTATCAAAAATTGAGTAATCATTATTTCTTTGGATATTGGCAACATGTAAAATATATTGAACCTATTCTTTCTGTATTGAAAGATGAATTTAAAGTTCAATCCATGTTTTTAACAGAGAAGTATTTCAATTATAAAGAGCAGATATTTTCCGGTGAATCTGTGGCTTTGCATGTCCGGAGAGGGGACTACCTTACAAAAGGACATCATTTACTTCCTTTAGAGTATTACAAGAATGCTTTGTCTATTATTAAGGATGAGGAAAGGGAATGTAAAATATTTGTCTTTAGTGATGATTTGGAATGGTGTAAGGTTAATATTCCGAATGCTATTTATGTAGATTTACCGGATTACTTATCACTTGATCTTATGCGGTATTGTACTCATATTATTACTGCCAATAGTACGTTTAGTTGGTGGGCAGGAGTACTCAAGGTTAAAAGTGGATTAGTATTTGCTCCTTTGAGATGGAGATTAAATGATGCGGAAGAGGATGTTATAAATCAGGAAAAGTTTATTCCAGATAATTGGTTAAGGTTATGATGTTAAGAAATTTTGAACATCACCTGAAAGTTAAAAAGGGTGCTATCCACGTTGGAGCAAATGTTGGAGAGGAAAGGGATTGGTATAAGCTTCAGGATTTTAAAAGGGTGCTTTGGTTTGAACCTAATAAGGAATTGTTTCCTACATTGGAAAAGAACATTTGGAATTATCCGGAGCAGATTGCTTTTAACTTTGGAATACATGATACTTTAAAGAGTGGGATATTGCATATAGCAAATAATCATGGACAAAGTTCTTCATTGCTTGAATTAGGAACACATGCTGTAAATCATCCAGATGTAAAGTATATAAAGGATCAGGATGTCGTTTTAAGAAGATTGGATTGGGTATTTGAACATATTTATCAAAATATAGATAATTTTAACTTCTTAAATGTAGATGTTCAAGGTACTGAGTTAAATGTATTGAAGAGTTTTGGGGAATTGTTGAGGAAATTAGATTACATTTATACGGAAGTTAATGAAGAAGAAGTTTACAAGGGGTGTGCTTGTATTTGTGATATTGATGAATACGTTCACTTATTTGGGTTTGAAAGAGTGGAAACACTTATAACAAAGGCTAAGTGGGGGGATGCTTTATACGTTAGGAAAAATGGAAACGTTTGAGAAATTAATACATACTATACACGACTTTGATCCTGAGAATTATAAAAAGGATTGGAAGTGGCAACTGCTTTCCGAGCTGTATGAAAATAATTGGAATGGTATATTCTTCCGTAAATATGGAAAGATACCAAAAAGGATTCATCAAATCTGGTTAGGCAGTCCTGTTCCAGATGCGTATAAGAAATGGATAAAGTCATGGAAACGTTTAAATCCTGATTATGAATATCGGTTATGGACGGATGAAGATGTTGCAAGTTTAAAACTTCCAAATCAGGAAGCATATAATAGTATATCTAATCCTGGTCCAAAATCAGATATACTTCGTTTTCATATATTAAGACAATTTGGGGGTATTTATGTGGATACGGATTTTGAATGTTTAAAGCCTTTTGATGATCTTTCTTATCTTGAGTTTTATACAAGTGTAGGTTATCCGGCAAAGGTAGAATTGTATCCAGGTTTAATAGCTTGTATACCTAATCATCCAATAATTGAAAAGTTGACGGAAGAAATTGATAAAGTCACCAACCTTGACTTTCTTAAAAAAGGGGTATTATCAGTGACCAGTTCTTATTTCTTTACTAACTTGTTTTTTGAAATTATTACTTCATATCAAGAGGGAATAGTTGTATTTCCACCAGATTATTTTTATCCGTACCCGAATAACTTTGATGGGTTTAGAAAAGTAGATGGTAGAAAATATATCAAGGATTTTTCTTTTGCTATTCATTATTGGGAACAATCTTGGAATACATTTATTAAAGATAAAGTGGATTGGGTACAGGGATACAAGTTTGTAGATGTTGCTGATTTTACTTATTCTCCTGTAAATAAGGCAATAGATGATTATGCTAAGTATCCAAATACATTTGATCCGGAAGCTTTAAGCAGGGATAAAGTTAATTTCATTTATACCTGTACAATGTATTTAGCTAGGTTGATTCGTATTATAAATAACCTACCTCAGTACAGATTTGTAATACTTA